GATAAGAATATTTCTTACTCTGATTATCTTGCAGAGAACTTAGATAAGAATATTTCTTATTCTGATTACTTAGGAGAAAAATTAAACGGAAATATTAACTACTCTGATTATATTTCAGAAAAAGTTAAAAATGGTATTGAATACACAGAATATTTAGCAGAATCTATTAACAATGGTGGTGCTTCTAAATCAAATCTTACTAAGAAAGTTAATGAATCTATTAACGAAGGTAAGAGAACTTCAGGATTCTCTGGAGATTACACAGATCTTTCATCTAAAGTTGACAAATTAATTGAATCTGTTAGCACTAAAAAGACTGATCAAATTATTAACGAAAATAAATATGCTTTCTTAAAACTTGTGGATAACAACACTAAGAAAGGATTTATATCTTTAAACGAGGCCGAAAAACAAAAGGTCGTAAAAGCTCTTAATGAGCAGAACTATAATTCGGGTACGGATGTAGTTCAAATTATGGGATCTGCTTTAACTGAACAAGTTAACTCAGGTGAAAAATTCCTTGACATGATGCCAGCTGATTTAACATCTTCATGGGGATCTTTAAATGAATCACAAAAAGCATCAATTGTTGCTCAGAGTAAATTCTACAAATTAGAGACTCCTTATCAGATCAATCACTTCTGGAGAACAAGAGGACTTTCTTCACCGGTAGCTAATTTAGAACAATTAAACGAATCCCAAAATATTAGCAACCCTGTAAATACTGGAGTAAGTAATTCTTACATGCAGAATATTGCAGCAGAGCTAGAAAAAAGATTTAAAAAATAATCTAAAAATATGCAACTCTTAAATCAAAATGAGATCTACGAAACGTGGTCTCCAATCATAGAGAGTAAGACAGGTATGACTGATCGTACAAAGGTAGAATGGTTATCTAAATATTGCCACTTTCACTCATTAAACGAATCTGCCGGAGCTTATAACACTCTAGGTGCAATGAATGGTATGGGCGCAATCGCTCCTCCAACAAACTACTCAGGTGGTGCCGCTGGTAACGGTCCTGGTGGATTTTACTATAATAATACTTACAACGCTGGTCGTCCATACGTTGGTTCTGGTGATAAATTCCCATCATTACTTCCATTGGCTATTCAGGTAGCTGCTAAAACCGTAGGTTTTGACATCGTGCCTGTTATCCCAATGAGTGGTCCTACGGGAGTATTATCTTACTTAGACTACGTATATGCAGGTGGTACTTTAGCTGGATCTTCAACTGATGCTGCAAATAATTACACTGCTAACACACCAGACGTTATCAAAGTCCCAACTTCAATTGCTTCTCCAGCAACAGCTTTAACTGTAGGTACAACTTATTACCTTTATGTTGAAAGTAATTCAGGAGTAAATGCTACTACTAAATTTGTTGGTTACTCTCGTATCGATGGTTTCCCAATTTTTAGAGTAACTGCTATGACATCTGGAGCTTCAATTGCTGCTGTTGTTACTGCTGCTTCTGTTATTGCTACTTCAGTAGGTTCAGGTGTAGTTGGTTATGCTAATAGCTCTGCAACTCTTGTTAAAACTTTAGAAGATCATATCCAAGGTTTCTCAGGAGCTGGTCCAGACAACACTGATCCTTTCCAAGGACCTTATGTAGATGGTACTGTTAACTACGATCCAATGACAAGAGGAACAGGTGAATCTACTTACTACAAGTCTTTAGGTTTATCTACTTTCACTAAGTTCGTTGAGGCTGGTACTTTCCAAGTTGCTGCTTCTGTTACTACTGAGCAAATCCAAGATCTTAACAAACAATTCGGTATCGACGTAGTTTCTATGATCGAGAACGCATTGGTTAATGAGGTTTCTCAAGCTATTAACAAGCACATCTTATCAAGAGGTTTTGCTCTTGGATGGTCAAACCACTCTCAGTTCTTTATCACTGAAAGTACAAACCTTAACCTTAACTTAGTTATCGGTGGTGCTGCTACTTATACAGTTCCTAACTACATCGGTAAACAAGGTACTGCTATCACAGGTGGTTCTAAACCAGGTGCAGTAGCTGGTCCAGCTTCAGGTACTTTTGAGAACTTATCAACAGTTCAACGAAGACTTTACAGCCGTATCTTAGCAGCTGCTAACGTGGTAGCTAATAGAGGTCGTAGAGGTCCTGGTAACTTTATCGTTACAAACTCTCAAATTGCGTCTGCATTACAAGACATCAGTCAGTTCACATTCGCTCCATTTACTAACACCCTTACTCAAAACAACGGTACATTATACCCTGTAGGTTCACTTGCTGGTATGACTGTATATGTTGATCAGAACATGTCATTCGGTGACACTAGAGTATTAGTTGGTAGAAAAGGTGCTGATGATGAGCCAGGTATGAAATTCATGCCTTACATGATGGCAGAATCAATCCAAACAATCTCTGAAGGTACTATGTCTCCTAAGATCGCGGTTAAATCTCGTTACTCTTTAGTTGAGGCTGGTCACCACCCAGAAACAATGTATTTCTGCTTCCACATTAATGTTGGAACTGCTACTGCTATTATCTAATCGATATAACAGTATAATACTAGAAAAGGTCTCTTTCGGGAGACCTTTTTCTTTGTTTCAAGGTTTAGTTGGGATATATACAATAAAAGCGAAAATATGTTATTCGAAAACGTAAATCAGTTTCAATCAGCTAAAAGAACATTATTAGAAAACGATAGAAACGTTCAACACACTGTAGAGGTTCTTAAAAATTCTCAATTATTCTCTACACTATCTGAAGGGGAAATAATTCTAGCAGTAACAGAATTAAATGAAGGTCTTGGTGATAGAATCATGAATTTTCTTAGCGGTGCTTTCGGTGGTGATGTAAACACTATAAAAACTGTGTTAACACAAATGAAAGAACAAGAGCTTAAATACAACCAAGAAGAATTTGAAATCTATAATAATTTTTATGCTCTTTTACAAGATCAAAAAGCTTTAGATAGAGATAAAAATAATCCTAGTTATCAAGAATTTAGTAACGATATTGCACAGTCAAGAAACGGTCTAAATCAAAGAATGAAGGAGCTAAACAGAGCTCATGGCGACATTTTTGATGCTTTAGAGACTAAAGTTAAGGATTTAGTTAAAGATAGCAATAGAAAGAAAAAATACTTCAATGCACAAAGAGCAACGGATGTATTAGAGACTAAAAATGACAGATACGATAAGATTAAAGCAGTAACAGCTAAGAGCTCTAGAAGATCTCAAGAATTAGAAGATTTCTTTGGGGTTAGTACTGAACAAGCAAAACAAAATGTAGCTCAGGCACAGACTAAAGCAAATCAAGCTGTTAATGCACTTTCAAAAGTTGCACCAGTTGCACCAGGATCTACAACATCAAGAGACGTATTTGTTAATGATCCGGAGAAAGGATTTTATGAAGATTTTCAACAAATATCAGGAAGTGTTGGTAAACCAGAAGATAAATTAAGGGATCTTAGACTATTAGAAAAGGCAATATTTACACATATAATGAAAGGAAATCATTCAGCAGAAACAATTGGAAATCTTAAAGATGTACACAAACAAGTTTCTGATATGATTCAATCATTGGGATCTAATGTTAATCCATAATATGAAAATAATTAAGAAATTAAATGAGTTTGATTCTTTAAATGAAGGGATATTTTCTTCATTTTTTAAAGGTTTCGGAGGTACCCCAGGAAGAAGAGGTAAGCTTGAATCTCTACTAAAAGATATTAAAAAAGCTAGAGAGGAAGATGTTGATAGTGCTATTTCAGTAGAAAAAGAAATATGGAATATGCCTAAAGATAATAGTCCAGAATACAGATTTGCAATAACAAATCTTAATAGACAATCTAGGACTTATGCTTCTTTAAAAGGACAGGAGATTAACTCTTTAATTAAAGATGCTAATAATATCATAGAAGATAATCCTAAATTGCAAGCATTTTTTAGCTCAGAACTTGCTAAGATAGAAAAAGATACCACAGAAAAGCTTATAAAAAATATAAAGCCTTACAAAGAAAAAACATATCTGGATCAATTAAGTGCAGAGTTTGATAAACTTGTACAAGACTCAAATAAAAAATCATCAGTATATAACGAATTTGGTGAAGGCGACGATAGAGTACCTAAAATAACTGTACCTGAAAAGGTCAGTAATGATGTTTTAACATTCTTAGATATGTCTCCACAAGAAGCTGCTTTGCATTGTAAAAATTTAAACGATAAAGATATTGGTAATTATTACACACAAATAAAGTCTTTCTTCTATGATTTACAGTATAAGTATACTAGCGCAATAGATTCAGTAAGAGATTCAATTAAGAAAGCTCAGAAAGAAGGCCAAGATTGGATGATTCCTTCTTTTGATAAAGAAGAAATTAATATTAGATATTATATGAAAAAACCTATGGACAGGTTAAGAAATAGAATATCTACAATAGAAAAAGAAATGAAAAGTAGAAAGCATGGCTCTTATTAAATTAAAGAATTTTGTTACAGAACAAGAATCTGCTCAACAAAAGGGTAAAGATCTACAGGTAAAAACCACTGCAGAAAAAGAGATGCTAGAGATTAATAAAAAGATTTCTGAAATAGATCTTGCAATAGCAAATCTTGTAAAAAGAGAACAAGACGGTACTCTTAAAAAAAGCGATTCTATTAGCCAGCAAGCATTAGAGCTACAGAAGAAGGTTGCAGAAATGCAAAAGAAATCAGTAGCACAGAAAAAGATGGAAAGTCTTGAAAAATAAGATATATAAATAAAA